GTGGTCTGAGTCTGTATTACGCAGTCCTCGACGAGTGTGCGTTTATTAAGCAGGAGACGTGGGAGAAGATTGTTCGTGCTTCTCTGTCGGATAACAAGGGAGAGGCTATGTTCATCTCCACTCCGTCAGGGCGTAACTGGTTTTACGATATGTATAAACTAGGCTGTACAGAAGAAGACGAAGAATGGAAAGCATGGCACTTCACCACTAAAGACAATGAGACGATTGACCCGAAAGAGGTGGACGCAGCGAAGAAAACACTTTCATCGTTTGCATTCAAACAAGAGTATGAGGCTTCTTTTGACAATGCCGGTCAGGAGATATTCAAAGAAGAGTGGATTAAGTATGGCGAGGCTCCGCAGTATGGCGACTACATCATCGCCATCGACCTTGCCGGTTTTGAAGAGGTTGCTAAGAATGCAGGCGCTTCTAAGAAACGGTTAGATGAATCCGCTATCGCAATTGTAAAAGTAGAAGATACTGGAGATTGGTTCGTTGAGAAGATTGTACATGGTCGTTGGGATATTAAAGAGACAGCGGGAAAGATACTTAGACTTGTACAAGAATACAAACCGATGGCTGTAGGAATTGAAAGAGGGGCGCTAAAGAATGCAGTGCATCCCTACTTAAACGATTTGATGAGGAAGAACAATGTTTACTTCCACATCACAGATTTGACGCATGGTAACAAGAAAAAGACTGAGCGAGTAGCTTGGGCGTTACAGGGTAGGTTTGAACACGGTAGGATTACCCTTAACGAAGATGAAGACTGGAAAGAGTTTGTAGATCAAGTACTCCAGTTTCCTACCGCTAATGTCCATGATGACCTTGTGGACGCACTGGCGTATGTTGATCAGATGGCTTTAACTAGCTATCAGCAGGATTACGAAGAAGACGATTACGAAGTACTAGATGTAATTTCTGGCTATTAAAGGAAAATCATGGCTGAGTTTGAAAAAGAAGAACTAGGACAAAACGAGTTCGAGCAACCAACCGAATCAGACAAAGAGATTGTCGAGTTCGTTGTCTCTCATTGTGATCGGTGGAGAGACCACAGAGATACAAACTATTTAGAAGAATGGAAAGAGTATGAAAGAATATTTCGAGGTAAGTGGGCTGCAGAAGACCGCACTAGAGAATCTGAGCGCAGCCGTATTATCTCCCCAGCGACTCAGCAAGCTGTGGAAACAAGACACGCAGAGATTTGTGAAGCAGTATTCGGAAACGGTGAATGGTTTGACATCGCTGATGATGTTGCCGATCAACAGCTTATCGATATTGAAATCCTTAAACTCCAGCTCAAAGAAGACCTAGAGAAAGAGAACATTAGAAAGGCTATCACTCAGGTTGAGTTGTTAGCTGAGATTTACGGTACTGGTATTGGTGAACTGACAGTCTCTAAGAAAACTGAGATGTTCCCACAGACAATGCCAATGCAAGACGGTACTGCCGCCTACGGAGTGATGGAGAAGGAATATACCTGCGTTAAGCTAAATCCCATCAATCCAAAGAACTTCCTCATTGATCCTAATGCAACAACCATTGAGGATGCAATGGGAGTCGCTATTGAGTCTTATGTGTCAATTCATCAAATTGTGTCTGGTATCGAGAAAGGTATCTATCGTAAAGTAGATATCCAGCCCTACGGACAAGACGACGATCTTGAGCCAACACAGGAAACCACACAGTTTAGAGACGACAAAGTACTTCTCATGAAGTATTACGGTTTAGTCCCTCGTGAATACATTGAACAATTGGAGAACAAAGAAGGTGAAGAAGTTGTTGACTTATTTCCGGAGGATAGCACTGCGGATAAATATAGCGACCTCGTCGAAGCCATCGTTGTTGTTGCTAATGGCGACTTACTCCTCAAGGCAGAGAAAACGCCTTACATGATGAAGGATCGTCCTGTTGTAGCATATCAGGATGATACAGTACCAAATCGCTTCTGGGGTCGTGGCACAGTCGAGAAGGCGTACAATATGCAAAAAGGTATTGACGCTCAGTTGCGTTCACACCTTGACAGCCTAGCTCTCACCACATCGCCAATGATTGCGATGGATGCTACACGATTACCTCGTGGCGCTAAGTTTGAAGTCAAACCCGGCAAAGCAATCCTCACTAACGGTAATCCAGCAGAGATCCTATTCCCATTCAAGTTCGGTACGACTGATCCCGGCAACTTAGCTATTAGCCAGAACTTTGAGAGAATGCTTCTTCAGGCTACTGGCACAACCGATGCTTCTGGACAACCAACAGCGTTTACTCGTGATGGTGCAGCTCAGATGTCAATGTCAGTTGCTGGTATCGTTAAGAAGTACAAGCGTACCTTAACAAACTTCCAAGAGGACTTCTTAGTTCCGTTGATCCGTAAAGCTGCTTATCGCTTTATGCAGTTTGACCCTGAGCGTTATCCTGCTTCAGATTACAAGTTTATCCCAATGGCTACATTAGGCATCATTGCTAGGGAATATGAGCAACAGCAGCTCATCGCATTGCTCCAGACTCTCGGTCCTGACACTCCAGTACTGCCCATGATCCTCAAAGGTATCATTAGCTCCTCTAGCTTGCCAAATCGTGCTGAGATGATCCAGCAACTAGAGCAGATGATGCAGCCTAACCCAGAGCAACAGCAATTGGCTCAGGTTGAGCAACAGTTGAAACTACAAGCTGCACAGTCTACGATTAAACAGCTTGACGCTAGTGCCGCTAAAGACATGGCAGATGCTCAAAAGACCATGGTTGAGGCTCAGTTGGCTCCTAAAGAAGTAGAAGCCAAGGTTATTTCTGCTGTTTCACGCAATTTACCTGACGAAGGCAATGCTGCTAACGCAGAATTTGACCGCAGGGTGAAGATTGCTGAGTTAATGCTCAAAGAAGCAGACTTAAAAAACAACACCAAGATTGTTGAGTTGCAAATGGCAGATAAAATTGCTACAATAGGGAAAGCAGAAGAAGACTTCCTGAATAACTTAACTGAGAAATTATCCAACAATGGCTAATATTAAAGATTTTATCAAGAAAATCGGTAATAGTGCTGTTTCGTTAGAGGAACAGCAACAAGCCTTAGCTCAAGTAGAGCAAACTATTATTGAAGCGAAGCAAAAACGGACCGAAGCAGTTGGTAAGAACGCTGATATGGTTATTCAGGCACTAAAAACCATTGAAGCCAAGCTAGAAGCTAAGTTAAACGAGTTAAACAACACTCCTGCAAAGCAAGGTGTCCAAGGACCTGCAGGACAAGATGGTACAGATGGTAAAGACGGTAAAGCTGGTCGTGATGGTATCAGCGGTAAAGATGGAACAGATGGCAAAGATGGTGTAGATGGCAAAGACGGTATCTCTGTCGTTGACGCTAAGATTGACTTTGATGGTTCCTTAGTTGTTTACCTATCGAATGGTAGTGAAATTGATTGCGGTCAGATCCTACAGCCTGAAGTTGCTAAGAATATTATCATTAGTAGTGGTGGTTCTGGTACTTCACAGGTTGTTACCGATACTTTAGTGTCTCTACAGAACCAAATCAACACTTTAACTGGTATTGATGGTGTTTTAGGCGATATGGCGCAACAAAACGCCAATGCAGTAGCCATCACAGGCGGCACAATCAACAACACCTCTATAGGTGCTACTACCCCATCATCTGTAAACGCTACTACGATTACAGGACAGACAGCTAGGTTAAATGGTACTGGGCAGAATTTGTTGTTGCAGTCAAATAGCTTTACAGCATGGAACACAAACTCTGCATCTGTAACAGTTACAGGTAGTCAACCTGACCCTTTTAGTGGGTCTACAGCGTCTTTGGTAGTTGCAAGTGCTGCCGCTGGAACGCACATTTTATACAATGTAAATAACCCTTTTAGCAGTCTTTCGCTTCCATTTACAGTAAGCGTTTATGTAAAAGCGTCAGGGTATAGTTTATTTTATATTTCTGATTTTGGTTCAGGTTCATTTGCTTGTTCTTATAATTTAAGTGCTGTTTCTGCCACCCCAAGATTAGGCTGTACTGGAACAATTACTTCTGTAGGAAGTGGCTGGTTCAGAGTTACATTAACAACAACTGCTGTCCAAACCGCAAATTCTCGATTAGGCATTGTTGGTTATCCTGTTGGGGCTACATTAGCAAATTCTAGCGTTTCATTTACTGGCGATGGAACAAGCGGTGTAGTTGTTTATGGCGCACAAGTTGAGTTTGGTTCTACCGCTGGAACTTATCTTGCGACCACTTCTACAGCAGTCTACGGAACTCCTACCCTATCCTTTAGTGGAGTATCTACTATTGGACTAGAGTCTAATGGTTCTTTATTTGTACAACCAGCAGGAACAGGCGCATTACAAGCACAAGCTACTACATCTACTACAGCAGGTGGTAATGCTAGGGGTGCTAGGGCTGTTGATTGGCAGACAGAAAGAGATATTGCCTCAAGAGTTGCAAGTGCAACATCTTCTGTTGTAAGTGGTGGCTCATTTAATACAGCGAGTTCACAGTACGGTGTTGTTGCTGGTGGGGGCGTTAATACAGCGTCAGGATTTGCTGGCGTTGTAAGCGGTGGCTATAACAATACAGCAAGCGGTATTTATGCTGGTGTTGGCGGGGGACAAACTAATACAGCATCAGGTTACTACGGATTTGTTGGTAATGGGTTTACAAACTCTACAACTTCAAACTCGGCAGTAACTACCCAAAGCGGAACAATGAACGCTACGACAGCCGTTACATTGTCAGGCTCAAACGCTAATATTAAAGTCGGTCAGTACATCACAGGCACATCTATTGCTAGTGATACCTATGTAGCCGCCATTAGCGGAACAGCATTGACTCTAAGCAAAGTAGCATCAGGTTCATCTACAAGCACTCTATCTTTCTTTACTCCTCATGGAGTAGTAGTAGGCGGTGGTAATAACCAAGCAACTGGGGCATATAGTGCAATTTTAGGGGGCGGGGACGCTGGTACTGCGGCTAATAGGAATGTGGCTAGTGGGGATTGGAGTTTTGTTGGTGGTGGCAGAAACAATACTGCTAGTGGAAACGGCTCTGTAATTTGTGGTGGTGGTCTTTACGCTGTACTTTCTCCAACAACATTTCCAAATGTGGCAAGTGGAAATGCCAATTTTATTGGTGCTGGGATATCCAATACTGCATCGGGCGATATTGCCGCAATTGTTGGCGGTCAATCAAATACTGCATCAGGTAGCAGAGCATTTGTCGGTGCTGGTGGATTTAATACAGCAAATAGTCAGGCTTCAGCAATTATGGGGGGCGCTCTTGGAAATACAAGGTCAATAATAGGAAGCCATGTTTTTCCAGCTTGTAACGAACCAATTGCTGGTCTTTTGGGTATAACACAAACAGCTTTACTTGTATTAGCTGTTCAAACCACAGATGCAACAGCTACTGCATTACGCTCAAATACTTCAGCCGCAGGAACAACAAACCAAGTAATACTACCTAACAACTCTGCTTATTACTTTAGAGGTGAAGTAATCTCAGGAGTAACTGGCGGTGGAGATACAAAAGGTTTTACTATCGAAGGTGTAATTAAACGAGGTGCTAATGCGGCATCGACTGCCTTGGTCGGAACACCTACAGTAACCTCTACCTATGCTGATGCTGGTGCTTCTGCTTGGGCTATTGCAGTAACAGCCGATACGACCAACGGTGGAATACGAGTTACTTTTACAGGGCAAGCGGCAACGACTATTCGTACAGTTTGCCAAATCCGCACAACCGAAATGACATACTAAGGAGAATTAAATGGCACTCAAGCTCGCAATTCAAACCCAATTTGGCGTACCAGCCCCACAAGCCTACGCTAGAATCACTAACTTTTATGGCACAAAAGACCAAATTCAAGTCCAAGTCGCTATTCATTATGACGAGTCGGCAAGGCATAGCAACATGGCTATCGTTAAAGAAAACGCACATTACATCGCTATGGAAGATTTAAAGGGTGATTTAATCCCAGCAATCTACGAGGTTCTAAAGACTTTTAGTGATTACGAAGG